CTATAGACCAGCTATCTTCTAAGTAGTTGTAAATTACATACCTAGATATTTCACCAGTGCTATCTTGTGTTGATGGGTAGAACCACCATACTTCATTAAATTCTTTATTAAGCAAACCAAAGACTTTAAACCTTTGACTCATATCAAGATTATCTAGCACATAACTTAAGACACTACATGACAGCCTTTTAACTGAACCAGTGTAAGCATAGAAACCATCATCACTCATCCAAAATACTCCACTAGGTGAATTGATACAGCCATTAGGACTAATTAGACCTACACCTTGATTGATTAAGTTCACAGAAAAAGTAAGGGGCGGTCCAACAAAAGAAATGTTATACAAAGCAGAATCAGTCCAAACCAAGGTTTCTTGTCTAGCTCTTATGCCACCTATGATCTCACTGCCTGCTGATAATCTAACTGAACCTGCTGTATTGGTTGTTTTTGGTTCCCATTCTGTAGCACTCTCTTGATCAGAGAAAGCTATAAACATAGGGTCAATGGTACCAGTTCTAGCTGTACCACCTGCATTAAGTGGGTCAGCACCCAAGACAAAGACATGTCTATCTGTATCTGAGACTATAACCTGTAAACCTCTTGTGGGTGATAGATTGGCACCTGATAAGGCAGTAATGTTTTTGCCTCTTGTGGTTACACCATCTGACTCTTCCCAAATATAGATACTACCACCCCTATTATTAAATAATAAATTTTCACCAAAGTTATCTGCTGACCAAAGCCTTAACTGGTTGGTCTCAGATATACTTGTGCTAGAGCCAAAGGAACCAGTATTCCAAGCACCAACACTCCAACCTGTAGATTGCACAAAGTTATCTAAGCCAGTATTTATTTGATAGGTGCCAACCACAGATGAGCCACCATTACCTGAGTCAGAGGCATTGGCTGTAACTGTAACTCCACTGGTATTCTTTGCTTCAACTGTGTAAGAGTTTGCATTGACAATGGTTGCTATTTGATATTCTTGATTAAGAACATTTGAGTTAATATTGCCACCTAAAGATGATGCTCCTGAAAAGGTTACAAAATCATTTTGTACTGCACCATGACTGGTATCAGCAACAGTGATAGTAGCATCACCATTAGTTGCTGAAAAGGTTACATCACCTGCTGATGTGGTAAGCCTAATGGGTGTAACATCATTTAGATTATCACCCTCTTTTACATAAGTTTTTAAATGAGTACCTAAGAATAGATACCTAGTGCCTTCTAATGCAACCCAGCCAAAAAGCTTTCTGCTTGTGCCTAGAAAAGTGTTAGTGGTATTTTTTGCCCAACCACCTATCTTTTCTACAAAGCCTTTGCGAAATCTAACAAGAGAGCCATCAAACCATCCACCAGCATTGGTGTAGCTTGTACCCTCTCGATCTATCCCTGCCTTAAATTGAAACTTTGCAAAAGGCATTTCATACTAGGCAATACGAATGATAGCTGTAGAGGCGGCTGCGGCTGGAAAGACTATAGTAAAGTCTCCTGCTGTTGATGTTTTGTCTCCACCAAAATCTATGGTTGCTACTGACTTATCGCCATTAGTATCGTTATAGATCATACATCCTCTAGCTGTCACTGTAGCTGTACTAAAAGTTAAATTTGCAAAATCAGTGAACCCTGTGGTTCCTGAGCTTGTGGGTGCTACCTTAGTAAGGGCAGAACCACCTGATGTGTAATTAGTACCACTTGATTGACCAGTTGTTGTAAATGCAGTTGTGGTAGCTCCAAGTGTTGCTGAACTTGTGTAAAGTGCAAGTTTGAAAGCATTACCATTAGTTGCAAAATTATGAGTAGCAGTCAACAGTTCCTTTTTGAAACTTGTTGTTAATGTTGATGATATTGCCATTTTATTTTAACTCCTTAAAAATCTTTGCTAAATCCTCGTGTCCTTGGCTAATAAGCAAGTTTTGAATAGTACATCTCTCACTATTGATAGCCTGTTTAATATAATAAAGTATTGTATTGTAAATTGCTAGTTTGTATGCCTCAGCTTGTTGCCTCACATGTGGGGCGGCATTTTCTGATATGCCACAGATTCTATTGGTTAGTTGTTCTGCCCACCATTCAGGGTCATGACCCTTGTTTGTTTCTGTCTTGACAGATATTAAACCAAGGTTTGATGCACCAAAATCCTCAAGCATTTACCACTCCTTTGGCTCTACTGGACTTGTTTTGTCATCATGTCTACCTATCAACATAGGCTCTACTTCTTTTTCATTGTAGGTCAATTCACTATTCTTTCTGACAATAAGTTCATCATTCATAACCAAAGGAAGCATGGGGTCACTTAATCTATGATAGCCATAAAGCTTTTCACTGAGTGGCACACAGGTATCAAGCAATGTAGATGTTTGTGCTATGCCTACCTCTATGCCTGCAAACATACACTTAGCCAACCAAAACTCAACACATGCTCTACCTGATTCTGCAAAGTGTAGGTTACCTCTATAAGTAAAATCCACACCATAAATTCTTATTGCACCTACTTTATTCCACAGTGCAAAAGCCAAAGCATATGCAACAGTGTTATTGAGGTATGAGCATTGCAAGTCTTGTACAACCTGCTTAATAGGATAAAGCTTTAGATTCTTGCATCTTTTATCAAGCTCACAAGTATAGATAGGCTTATCACCAGTTTTAAGCATTTTAACCATGCCATGTGTTTGACCACCAGCATCATCACTGTCTAAAAACCTTGAAGGTGGGTCAAGCATAAAGGTTCTATCATGGTATATAACAGAGCCTACAGCATTGATACCCCACACTTCATCAAAGTGATCTCCATGTGATGCGGCTAAATTATACTCAAACCAGCTTTTGCCTAAGCCAACAATAGCTACAGTCTTGCCTTCAAGCTTTTTAATTGGCTTATCTTTTGTATCTTTTTTATTCAACTTACATTAATTCTAAGAGAGTCATATCGCATTTCATCTCTTGTGTCTCTGCCTTCACCTAGATTTTTAAGTCTAGCTAGGCTTTCTTTAAATCTGATTTCATATTGTGCTATGTCATCAGCAGGTAACTTTAAATATATTGCACCTTCTATGAGGGTGCCATATAACAATGTTTCTTCTGCATTTGTTGAAAGCCATGTTGTACCTGCATCTCCTTGTGTGGTTAAAGATGGAGGCTTGGCGAGATAATGTAATTCTGCTGTGTAGTTTTGATCAGGCATTGGTGAAACCTCAAAGGTATTATCATCAAAAATTGCATAAAACCTTGGTCTGCCTTTGAAGTTGGTTGATGGAGAAAATTCTTTAATGAATGAATTATGTTTGAAATCTAAATAGTAATAATTATTAGAGTCAATAATAGCCAAACTAAATGGAGCTAAGAAATCTGTGGGTGTGGTTAAAAACCTTGAACTTGATGTAAACAAGCCATCTACATTTTTTCTTTGATTTGGAAGTTGTACACTTTTAAGTATTCTATCTTCAGCATTTTGAATAAAAGTATTCAAATTGGTTACAAATGTAGCCTCATCAGTTTCTAAATAATTTTGAACAGTTGATTTGAGTGTTGCTAGTGTTAAGCTCATAAGTTAATTATAACACTAATTAGTGTTAATGGTACCACCCATACCTGAATGATTTGTACAATAATAATAAAGAGTTGGCGCTCCACTTGCAACCTCGATCTGTGTATATGCACCTGCTGAACCCGGTGTGCCATTGGTTGTTACACCAGTTGTGTACTCTGAGCCACCTGCATGAGAGCCATTTGATGTGGTTGAAAATCTTAATGGATGATTGTTGTTTGTGCTATCTGATTGATCAAATTTGTAAGTATTGCCCTCAGTGAAAGATAGTGTAGCCGCTCTTGAGCCATCAATATAATAATAATTTGCTCCATAATAATTAGCCACAGTTACAGTATATGTAGTAATAGAAGGTGATGGAGTGGGTGCTGGTGTAGGTGAAGGTGTTGGAGATGGTGATGGTGAAGGTGTTGTGCCTGTAGCTCCACTTATTGTTATTGTTCCTAAGCCTGATGTGATCTCAGTTGGTGTGGTCAAAACAGAGCCAACAATACCTAAACCAACATTTGTTCTAACTATAAAATCTGTGGGTATTACTGAGTTATCAGGTCTTGGCTCTCTTACTGCCTGTGGGTCTATGACATTAGTTCTTGGTTCAAGCTGTGGGTGTTTAGGCTCATAACACTCAGGACAAGTTTTTAAACCATTCCATTCTTTTCTAAGCTCTTTTAAAAAATATCTAAAGCCACACCTATCACATATGGCATAAGGATTTTTATTGGAGGCAAAAGCCATTACGAGAAGTTATATGATGATACATCAGGAGTTATTCTCACTGATGCTCTATCCTCATCTTGTGACATTGCTCTCAAAAATTCTTCATCATAAAGTTGCTTTAGAAAGCTTGTTCTATCAGGACTTTTCTTAATTGATATGTAGTAAGCCAAGCCAGCGGCTAAACAAGGGTAAAATCTAAATGGTATTTCAAGTGTGTCATAACAAGAATCAGCATCATCCATCCTTGTAAGGACATTCATGTGAATTGTGTATGTTGAACTTTTGTCAGGTGTTGGATAAACAGTAATAGTTGGTGTCAATGCCTTATCAACAAAAAACTGCATTGGCTTTGCTTTGGTGCCTTTATCAGGTATAGCAGAATACTCACTTCTTGAAAGCCTTGTCATTTGTATATCAGAGTTTGTGCTTCCTGTGGTCTCTCTTATAAACACATCTAAAACATCTATTGGTGCAGTAGTGTTTGTATCATCAATGTTGTATGTTGCTGTACCATCCACCATTGAGGCTGTACTATTAGCAATAGTCCATTGGTTTAAACCTCTATTAGACCATTCAGCTAATAAAAGATTAAGAGACCTTTTTGCAGTCTTTAAGTCATATGCAGTTCTAAGCTCAAGTCCACATCTTTCAAATGCTTCCTCAATATACTCAACAACATCTAACTCAAAGTTTTTTGAATCTGATGTAGCCATAAATTATTTTTTGAGTTTGCCACCCCTACCCATTTTTTTGACTCCTGATTTTTTACCCTTAGCCATTTTCTTGACTCCTGATTTACCACCACCAGCCATTTTCTTGACTCCTGATTTGCCCATGCCACCACCAGCTAATTTAACAACACCACCTTTCATCATAGGCACAACAGCACCTTGTCTAGCTCTTCTCATGTTAGAGCCACCAGCAATGTTCTTTTTTATTCCTGATTTATTTTTCTTCATTTTGAATACTCCATCTTGTTAAAATATTATCATACTCCTCTTTTGTCCAATTACTATAATAACCCAAGTCAGCTAAATTTTGTGAAGCATTGTTTAATTCTTTTAAACCCTGCATAAAGACCATATTATAAGCATCCTCATACATTGGCTCAAAATCATCTTCTTCTACAATGCTTTTAGCAGTGTGATCTTGGTGAAAACCCATTAGCCAAAGATTATTCTTGCTAAACAAAGTATTGAATAGGTTAAGCCTGTCATCAAATACTTCTACAGGTAAATCAACATTGAAATCACAATATATGACTACATCATAATCTTTTGGAAAATCTAAAGCACACTTAAACAAATCTTCCCAATAAATATCTTTTGATTTAAGTATCTTTACTTTTTGTTTGTTCCAAGTGTTTTTTGCATATGGACATGTTGCATGACCATTATCTTGTTTTGTCTCTAAAGCTTCACTTGACCAAGCTCTTATTTCAGATTGTAGCTGATCTTGTGTCAGCATTACTTCTTTCTTTTTCTTGCAGTAAAGGTTTTTACATTGGTAGGCTTGCCACCAACACCTTGTTTCTTTGACCTTTTTCTTTGCACAGCAGATTTAATTTGTGATTTAGTCATCCTATTGGCTGTAGCTTTAGGCACACACTTAGGATATTTTCTTTTTGAGCCTTTGGTTTTTGATCTGCCACACTTCTTAAAACCACCACCCTTTTTAGGTGAGCCAATATCTACCCAATCTTCTTTGAACCAACTTCTTAGTCCACCACCCTTAGCCATTATGACATTCGCATTTTGGTTTTCTTTCTTCTTGATGGGTCAATAGCACCACAGCCTCTTGCAATAAAAGACTTAACAGAGCCACCATTTTTCATATACCCCATTTTGTTTCTAACCTTAGAGGGTAGGTTTGGCAAACCTTTATTGTCTGCTGGTATTGGCTTTAAACTTTTTTCCATAATTCCACCTTTGTTTTTGTATTGCCCACCCATTTTTTTATATTCTTTAACCATGTATGCATTTGCATATGCACTAGGGTAGACATCAAACTTAGCTCTAGCCTTTGCTTTAGCTTTGCTGTATAGACTTGGATTTTTTACATTTTTAGGTATTGCCATTTAGCATCTCCATCTTCTTCTAGCCTGCCTTAATCTTGAGTTGGGATTCTTAGCCGCTTTCGGAAATTTCTTCATCTGACCTTTGCTTCTAGCACAATAAGACTTTCTTCTTGCCTTTTCTGATTTTGTCAGATTTTTCTTTTTAGTTACTGCTGTTTTTAACTTAGAGCCGGGGTTTTTTCTTCTGTGAGCTTTAACACCAGCCTTTGTCATACCAGCACCCTTTTTGGTAGGGCGATAATTTGCACCCTTACCTTTAGTTGTTTTTGGTATTGGCTTTTGTTTTCTTTCTTTAGCCATATTCAAAAATGTAGCAATGTCGAAACATTGCTACAAAAAATATTAACCATAGCTTTTGATAAGTGTCAGCACAATTACATAAGAGTCACCACTAGAGTGATCTGCTGTAGTTAGCTTGATATCACCTGTCTTGCCTGTACCTGCTGTATTTACCAATCCACCAAATTCAGAAAAATCTTCTGAATCTGCATAGTTAGAATTTAAATCCCAACAAATAGTGTCAGTGTCAGCATCCCATAAAAGCTTAATACTCATGCCAAAAGTTGAGTAACAAATTTTTGCAAGATGTACACCTGTACATGTTTGCCCATTGCTACTTGGATTTAAGGCACTAACATCAACCTTGGTTACTGCTGATTCACCAGTACCATCTGATGTGTTAGTAAATTGAAGCACAGCCAGTCTTTCACTATCTACTATAGTTGTTGAAGTTACTGCATCTGCCATAATTAGCTCCTATTAAGCGTCAGCAAATGGTGTAACTATAGTTCCTGAACCAATTAATAATGAATTGTGTACAAGATAAGTAGCTGTATCAATAGCTGTTACTTGAATAACACTACCAACAATACCACCCTTAGTTGTACCATTCAAAGTTATAACATCATTTGATGCCGCTGGAACAAAAGCTTTCTTAGTGCTGTCATCAATACCAATGATTACTGCACCTTTAAACTTATCTGTGCCATCAGTCAAAATGTCAAGATCAGAAGCTAGTGTTTCAATATAGAAAAAGAATGAAGCACCAATGTTGTTAGCTTGATTTGGGTCTGTAGGGTCACTTGGTGTGGTTGAAGAAATAGAAGGCAAAGTGAATTTACCATCTGCATCATTACACAATAAGATTTTTCCTGCATGTGCATCTACAGTTAAAGTTGTATCTGCTGTTAAAGAAACAGAGCTATTAACCCCTGCTGTGATAAATCCTGCCATTGATTTGACCGGACCTGAAAATGTTGATTTAGCCATAATGTTCTCCTAACTAAATGTAGCTGTTTCATCTTTGGAGTAAGTCTGCCAAGTCAGTTGAAACAACAAGTTATCTTGGTTTTAAATTAGTATATCAGAAAAAGAAAGGGGAGCAAAAGCTCCCCTTTTTTATGGTTGAGAATATTAAGCTCCTTGGGAACCAAACACTCCTCTCCAATTTGAAACACCAAAAGAATATCTTTCTCTTGCTCTGTACCTAATGTTACCTGTTGAAAACTCAGGTTCCATGGTTGTCTCCATTGGTGATCTCTCAAACATTTTGAGTCCTTCACCATCACTATTCACAGATGTCAAGATGTAATATGCATCAGGGTCATTGAGATAATGATTAACTGAGAAACCATTTGGTATAGAAGATTGATTTCTAATTGAGTTGATGTCATTGTCTGAAGTACCAACTCTGCCCGGTGTGTTGAGCAGTCTATCAGCCACAAATGTTAATTGTGGTGGAACAATCAGTTTATCAGGTCTAACTGCAATAGTTAGATTCTTGTCATCAACAAATGTTGAAATATCAATGATGTTATCTTCTAAAGAAGTTTCATTCAAATCAGCCATAGTGGTTGCCCTATTTCTTGCAGTTCCACCACCTGTTAAAGGGTGTGCTGTAGAAATGAGAGGTTGCCCATCACCAATAGCAAAGTTGGTATCAAATGCATTGTTTAACACATTTGCACCTTTTACTTCTTTGGTGTGTTGCATACTTCTAGCTAAAGCTTTCGTATAACGAGAGCCAAGCTGTGAATATAGGTTATCCTCAATAGCTTCTTCTGTTAATGCAAAAGCTAAGGCTATTGTCTCGTGTGTATAACGAGCAGTGTAACCTTCACCTGCATTATCAAAACTTACTCCAGCACCTTCTTCTTTAGTTGGTGCGGCACCAAATCCTACGATCAATACTTCTTCTTCAAAGGCTCTATCTGAGTCCTCGATTGAGAATAGTTCTTCGTACTCTCCTGAGTATTCATCATATTCCATTCCAAACAGTGCATTTAGTCCGGGTTCTAGCTCTTTTGCTAGTTGCGCTCTACTTATTGCCATTGTTTACCTACCTTATGCTAGACCAGCGCCTTTAACGCCAGCTATGTGATTTTGAATAACAACCATTACATTAGTATTAGAGGTACTTACATCACTGTTATCAGGGTCTTGAGAAATATCAATAGCCTTTAGAGGTAATGTTGTAGTGGTTGCACCTGTTGATAAGTCCAGTTCAACACCTGAAATCCCTGTAGTAGTGCTTCCTGAGTTAGTATCGATTATATCGAAATTACCAAACAGGTCTGCCACTGGGAAAGTGTCATCAGACTGTACTTCAAAAACCACATTAGGATCATCAACTATAAATGCAATTATGTCTGAAGCATTAGTGCTTGCAGGGTAAAAATTGCTAAATATCTGTTCTGATGTGGTTGGGTCTGTATACATGCATCCATTAAAGACACCAACTACAGGCACAGTTGAAGAAGCAGCGGCTCTTTCAACACCTCCTCCAGTAACTTGTTTTACCAAATCACCTTGAAAAATGCTTGTACCATAGTTAGCGGCAATTCTGTAACGAGACTGCCCACCTGAGTAAGGTGCGCCTCCCATCATTCTTGCTGGTTTCAGACCAAAAGAGGCATCTTTATTTGCCATAATTATATCCTACCTTTTTTTTCCAAAATTAACTTTAGACTGTCTATCACTAGAATATTTAACATATCTATTGTTACCATCAAGCTCATTAAACATATTATTGTCAAGAGCATCATTCTGTTGAATGTTTCTGTTCTTGTAATAATCTGATCTTTCAGCAACAGTTTCTACTGGTATTTTAGCTAATATCAGTCCACCTACACTTATAACACCTGCATGTTTCCCATGTTCTATTGTGGGTAAAGGGAAGTCAGGGATTTCTTCTTGTTTGACGAACTCCCAACCTTCTCTCATCCTAGCAGAAACATTGTTCCTATCTTCAACACCAACATATTCTGACCTTATCCATCTATACTGATAGCCTTCAGGTGCAGGAGGTGTCTCTAACATTCTTGCAGGTTGCCATGGTTTTCTTCTAGCACTTTTATCGTGTTGCTCTTCTTCACGAGATGAACGAGTATTTTGTTCTACTTTATCTAAATCCATTATGTTCTCCCTTCAATTTTAACAATTTCTTTACCAATTCTTTTGAGCCAGTCTGTTTGAGACATGCCTCTTGGCTTAATATTATTTTTCACAGAGAGGTGGTCAGATGAAATCTTAATACCTGTTCTCTTGCCTTGTGCTTGTTGCCTACTTCCATTGGAAGCAGATGCTACCCTTTGCACAGATGGGTTTGCATCTTTATTAGCATCTGATCTTAAATCAGGATAAACCTTTTGCAATCTTTTGTCCATTTCTTGATAGTATTCATCTTCAGTACCATCATAACCTTCATTGGTTAAATCTTCATGAATACCCATTGCAGTATATGTTTTTACTCTGTCCTTTTGGAACCATGAGTTTTGTTCAGCCCAAGCTACTGCTTTTTCATCAGGCTTAGGTTCATCATACACTGGTTGTGGAGTTTGGACTACATTTTGTTGAGTCTCTTGTACAACTCTATTTTGCTCAGATTGTACTTTTGCTAATCTCACCCTTTCCTCTTCTAATGCAACCTTGTTCAAAAGCTCTACACTTTTTACTTCAAGATCAGGGTCATTGGTTTCTTTAGCTTTTCTATAGAGTTCCTCAGCTTGTTCTTTTTGTGATTTCACTCTATTTTCATACTCACTGGTGTAACTCTCATCTAAAACAGCTTGCTTTTTTCTAAGAGCATTAACTTCATTTTGCATTTGAGCAAAACGAGTTTCAGCTTGTACCGCTCTATCTTCAGCGGCTTTATACTTTGCAGTAAGCTTATTAATTCTTTTGCTTACTCCTCTTGTATATCTATCCAGTTCATCATCAGAGTCACCTGAGTTGACTCCTGTAGATTCTGCCTCATCTAATGCAACTGTCTCTTCAACAGCATCATTGTTAGCTTCTTCTAGTTGAACCTGAATTTCATCTACTTGATTTTCCATGTCTATATCCTCTTATACTGATATGATGTCATCAGGGTTTAAGATGGTTGCAATGACTTCATCATCATTGATGATTCTGACCTCACTCTCATCTCCTAATTTAAACCTAGCTCCTGCATACCTGCCAACAAGCACCCACTGTTTTTCATGACACCAAGGCTTTTCAAACCTTTTTGGGTCTTTATAACAGTCCGGTCCCATGGCAACCACATAAGCAACTACAGTTGCTAGACTCTCTCTTTCGATAGTTTCCTTTACTAATTGGATTCCACCTTCTGTCATGCCTTTACCTTTGTATGGCAGAACTAACATTCTCCATCCAGTTGGCTGAGGCATACGCTCTAGTATGCTTTTGTCAATAAGAGTTGGGTCTAATACCCTATCATCCTCTTTAACAAAGGCATTATCTAAATTAATACTTGATTCTTCTTGTTTGGCTTCTTTTGTCATTTTATAAATCTTCCTCTCCTTGTAAGTGTTCTTTTATCTTATCACGAATATAATTTAATGCAGAGAGTTCTCCCATTAAAAAGTTATATTTTTGCATGTCAGATACACCACCTGAAGTAAGAACATCAAGAATCTGCTGTTCTTTATCTTGGATTGCTCTCCTTAAAGAAGAGACATGATCATAAAAATCCATTGATGTTTAAAATATGCCTTTAAACTTGTTGCCTCTTAGTGCGGCTCCTTTACCTCTTGACTCACCAGCACTGTTGCCCGGCTTGTGTGATGTGTCAACTTTAATTTTTTTTGGTTGACTAAGTGGTATTTTGCCTTGACCTTTTATGGTTATTTGTGTTTTAGCTGTCACTTTTTACCTCCAGTTTTTTTTGCCTTAGCTTTTGTTTTAGGCTTTGCTTTTGCCTTTGCCTTTGGCTTGGCTTTAGCTTTTGCCTTAGCTTTTGCTTTAGGCTTTGCTTCTACTACAGGCTCAGGCTTTGGCTCTGAGTCCATAACATTTTCAACAACCTCAGAAGATAATTTTTCTTTTACCTTCTTCTCTTTTATTTGTTGTTTAATTTTCTCATTTATAGAACTTGTCATTATTTATTCATCCTCTGTTGTAAATCAATTAATTTTAGCTCAGTTTGTTGCTGAAGTCTTTGTTTTGCAATGTCATTCTTTTCAGCCTGCACTGATGCTTGTTGATCTGCCTTTTGTTGAGCAATCTGTATTTCTGCTGATTCCTTCATAGCATCTTGCTGTTCTTTTGCTCTGAATTGCTCATCTTTCATGTTTATTTCTTTGTCTCTTAGACCAAGCTCTTGTTGTCTGATTGCAACCAATGGGTCTTGCTGTGCTGGTGGTTGCACTGACATGAGGAAGTTATTAGATAGTTCAGCCAATATAGGTGATGCAAAAGATTCAATAATTGTCTGTATCTGCATGCTTACAGCTTGTTGTTGCTCAGGTTCTAGCTGTGCTGACTCAACACTAAGCTGTTCTATTTGCTGAATTAACTCAGGTGGCATCTGCTCTTGTGCAAGTTTGTTAGCCAAGAATTGTAAATGTTGCATGACATGAGCAATGATTAAAGATTGTAATTGTGGATTGGTTTGCACAGCCTGTGTTAAAAATAGTGACTTGTGTGCCTCTATATGAGCTTCATGGTTTTGTTCAGGAAAAGCAGTTGCAGGAATGCCCTGTAATAGTCCTGAATTTTCTATACCTGCATCAGTAGGCATGGGTCTGTTATCTGATGGTGGCTGTAGCAAAGAATCAATGTTATCTACACCCAATGCTGAATACATCCTTCTGTAGGCTTCATATATACCACCTGCACCATGTATTTCAGGATTTGATTGAACCATGGTCAATAACTCTTGAGCCATAACAACTCTTTGGCTCATTGAGAATATATTTGGGTCAGAAACAGGTATGACATCTACTGCTTCACTAAAATCCTCTACCTTTATTTCTTTAGAACCACTGCCTGTTTCATATGGATATGATGGTGGCAAGAAGTCTGCAAAAACTTTAACCAAAATTTTAAACTCACTTTTTTGTGAATAATGTAATCTTTTGTGTATGGCACTCATTACCTTAGTGCCTTTCTCTAACAAGGCTATAGTTGTGCCAACAGGCATAGATGCATTAGCATCACCTATGTTCATGTCCGCTATACTTGCAAATCGTTGTCCACTTTGTACTAACAAGCCAAGCAGGTTGAATAGTACATTGCTTGGTTCTTTGTAAGGTAATGGCATGAGAGCATCTCTTAAGGCACCACCCGGTGCATCTATGTCTCTGAACTCACCCGGTTGTAGTGGTGAAGCCTCATCTCTAATTCTAATGCCTCTAGCTTTAAATCCTGCTGGTAGGTTGCTTAAAGTACCTGCATCAATTAATTGTCTTAGGATTGATGTGGATGCTTTGGATAATCCACCAATCATGTGTGATAAACCTAACCCATAAAAACCCAATCCCGGTAAAAACTTATATTGCACAAAGTAGTTTATTTTATTTCTAAATGTATCTTCAGGGTCGTAGTTTCTTCTTATAGATAGTATTTTTTGTGAAGATTCGTCTATTGTAATTATGTAAGGAATTTTAAGACCAGT